CGGCGGATTCGTCAAGGCTCCCATCACGGCAGCAGGACTCTGGTCTAGAATCTTCGCAGTACCCTTATCCTGAAGCTTCTTCAAGGCTTTCAACATGATTGCGCGCGGGTCTGCGATCTGTTGACCCTCGGGTAGGGTTGGCTTATAGTTGATGCGTTGAGGTGCGTAGATAGTGGAGGTTGCCATCTTGAATAGTATACCTATCTCACTCCCGTTGTTTCTATTAGCATCATTATTCTCCTATGTTTTGATGATGTAGTTGGTTACAACGTATGGAGGCCACGCGGCATCAGACGTACTCGCGCTACGAGGACCAGTGGCACCGGTCCCCTCAGCAGCCGTGCTGCCGCCCGTCGCTATACCACTCGTGAAACTATTACTACTGCCCACGTTGCCGCTGAGGTTCCCGGCGTGCAGGTCGTTGGTCCACGCGGCAGTACCGTCCTGGTTCCAATACATGATTCCACCCCCCGCGATCCACTGCACAAACACGCCACCGGCGGCGTGAGTATGCGACGGCCCCGTGTGCGTATGCGCCGCGCCGACATGCGTGTGGCGTGGCGTGCGACTGGCAAGAGTCACGCCATCATTGTCCGCCAATGCGTCAACATCAGCGTGCGTACCTAACCCGATGGGCGCACGGCCCCGCAGGTCGGGTACGTTGAACGTAGACGACCCATCTCCAACGCCATACGTCGTACCAATCGCAACAAATAATTCAGCAAACGACCGCCTCTTGACGGCAGCACCGTCACACAACAACCACCACGCCGGAGCGGTCGCACCGGCAAAGGGAACGATAATACCCGTGGGAATAATGCTACCCGCAATCAACCGCATCAAATCGGGAACATTAGAATTCATCACAGCCTGAGTAAGCGGCCCAACGTTACCCAGTCCGAAACGAATCTGATCAATCTGTTGTTGCGGGACGGGCGGCAACGGTTCAGAGGAAATGATACGAGAATCAGGAGGTTCCGGCGTCGGCTTAATACCAGGAAGATTCACGAAGAAGTCCTGCCGGGACGCAACTGGTTAAACCCATTCGTAACCTCATAGAGCGAGAACTCTGTTGGTCCTCCAACCGAATCAATAATGTACGTCACTGATTGGCTAATAGTCTGATGATCGTACCGACTCACCGTACTCGTAGCCGCAGCCGTCGCCGTCGTCCCAATTAGCGTGTTCGCACCAGCACCATCGAGTCCCACAACCGCGTTAATAGTGAACGAACCACCCGCGCCAACGAGACGATACGCGAGGAGAGTATGCCGATAACGACGCTTCTGCGCCGGATCACCCTCAGTATACGCTCGCGTAGTGATAGACGAGTTGAAGACCGTACCATCAGCATCCGTACTCGTTGCCGTAGGGGCAACAATCGGGTCTATGCGGATCACACGATTCGTACTAGCATCCGTAGAAGTCGTGCGAGTAATAGCGTACACACGATTCGTCGTCTGATCCGAATCATTCGCAGACGCAGATATCTCTAACTGTCCAGCTTGCACACGAGTCCACCCGAACTTGGCACGCAAATCGCAGAGGAATCCTCCAGCCGCCATACTAATGTAGTAGTGCGAGTCATTAATGTTTGCTGACCCGTACACTCCGAGAGCGATACCACCCGCACCGAACACGTCATTACCACCAAACGTGGATGTATCAAACGTGAAGACCGTGTTACCACTGAGTGATTGTCCCCAAATGTTTGCAATCTTCTTTAGCATCGTGTTCACAAGCGAAGTACCATCAGTGAGGTACACGCCATCAGTAGAAGCAAACATGACACCAGCGCTCGTGCGTTGAATACTCTTCGGACTAATACACCCAACCTGCTGAGCGAAACCCCTGACGCTAGCCGTCAACCCGCCGCGACCTAGGCTCGTATTCGTCACACCCGCAGACTGAGTAATGAGGCTACCAGAGAGGAGAACACAACTCTTCGTACCCAATACAAGCATATTACCCGAACCAATCGGGACGAGTCCAACGATGCGTTCAATATCTTCAATATCAATATAGTTGAGTGCCGGGAATCCCATTCGCGTGGCTTGCACCAAACCATCCACGCCACCCGTCGCCAGCGCAGACGAACCATTATGCGTTGGCGCTACCGCATCCGACGCTTCCCGAACACTCCACACGATGCGATTCGGATGCGACGATATAGAACCAGTCGCAGCATTCACAGTCTTCACGTCACCAAGCACGATACGAGTATCACCACCACTAGCGAATGTTCCAGCACAACCAGCACTCATAACAGAACTACCATCACTCTTAGTGCCAACCTGTGGTAGTACCGGATAGTACGCGGCAGTAGTAAAAGCAGTAGTAGTAGACCTAATTGGTGCCGGATTCACCGTAACACTTGGCGAACTAACACTAACAATGCGACCAGTGTACTCGTCGGTACCATCGTTATATAAGTGAACGAAACCACCAATACTCATCGTTGCCGCAGCGGCGGCACCAACATTAATAATCGCATTCACACTAGCAATAGAGACGCCGCCGGGAATAGCTGTTACCGCAGCAGCCCCAGCCGTCTTGAGGTTAGCGCCACCACACCAAGCCATGCTCCCAGTACCACCCGCATTAGCAATAGGGAATACGATAGAATCCCCGTACGTCGTTGGACTACTAATACTCTCCGCCGTGATAGCAGAAGTAAACGTAGATAGCACTTGTGTGCTAACGGCGAATAGCATACTCGCAAACTTAACAACACCAGCAGCGACCTGAGCCGTATACAAGAATGTTTTACCATCAGTGTTGTAACTAATCTGCGAACCCATCTCCGTCGCATTCATAGTAGTAGTAGCACTCAAAGCCGTACTACTAGCACCACGCTTCGACAACGCTCCCGCATTCGTAATCACGATATTAGTAGCATCGAACACGCCACCATCAGGAATAAGGTGGCGAGGAACGTCACGAATCATTCCCGTAAAGAAGTTCGAGTGACTCGCGTACTGAATCGTACCAGCCATAATCGCTTAACTACCAGAATAATAAGTAGAATTATCGTGGAATGGACGCCTTGGTCCACGAAGATAACCGGACTGGAGGCGACGCGCAGTACGACCACCACGACGAGTCATAAACTTCTGGAAGTTAATCATCCCACCCTGAAACTTTGCCTCAAGCGACGCGCTCAACGCTTGATCCTCACCAACGGCGTCTGCGAGTCGAGCGGCAGCACCAATCACAATCAGCCAATGCCAATGAGAAGGAATATCCGTTGGAATATCACCATCAGCACTAAGAGCTGTAGGAGTCTGCGCGTAATAAACTTTGAGCCTGTCACCCGTTGTTTGAGGACCGGGCCAGATACGAATAGTGTCGAGGCCGAGGAAAGAGTATTGGCGCGTGAAACCCGTCGCGTTCGTCGCGTTGAGGGCTAGAACTTCGTCGGTGCTGATTGGTTCGAGGATGTACGAAGTCGTGTAACCCGTAGCGAGGTACTCTAAGTATTGGAGGGAACCAAAGTCTGTGATACCAAAGTCTGTACTAATATCGTAGACAGTCGTGCCAGCCGTCAGACTCGCGGACGCTGATGTGACTTTGAGTTGAGCACCCACAACGATGTCTGTGAGGGCATCATTGACGACGAGTCCCGCTTCGGTGTCGTCGGATGCGAGGGCGAGGTTCTGCGCGCGCGTCTTGATTTGAGCGAACGTAGCCACCTAGTTTCCCCTCGGACGATGCTCATCTAAGCCTCGGTGCATCAACTCGTGCATCTGCGCGGATACTTCACTCCCGCACGTTGGACACTGATTCAGACTAATCATCTTCATCACTTCATCAGGCGTCCTCATTGGTTGCCACTCGTGACTGATCGGACGCCAATCACGCGCATTCTCTAACGCTGGTCGTGCCGGGAACACGCTCAAACAATCCCCACACGCGAGTCCTTTCTCAAGGCGCTCAACGTCTTCGACTTGATGCTCGCCATGCAAGTACCACATGATTGCGCGTTTTGGTTCGCCAGCGACGAGATCATACGTCTCTTCGGCGTGAGCAGTAATAGGTCTACGCCACGAAGTGTTCTGAGTAAGCATCATGCTAGTACGGTATGATAGCGGTTCCGCAACGCATCATTATCAACGAGACGATATTGTCTAATATGAGTCGTACTAGCACGAAGAATCTTACGTCTACCAGACTCGTCTTGCAGCACACTCATCGTCGCATCCATAAAACCCTTAGCGTCGCTTGCGCGTACAAGACACTCATCCGGCACGAGCTTGTACGCCTCCGAATCACTAGCAACGAGTATTGCTCCACTCATCGTGAATTCGAGCCACTTGAGGTCACTCTTGCATCGAGTAAGATCATTGTCTCGGACGGGGGCCAAGCCTATGCTCCACTTAGATAAGACTCGGCGATACGATGGGACTCCAGGCGTGAAACCTATGTGAGTATAGGAGAAGTCCCATTGCGGGTCGAGTCCGACGACTTGCACTTCGACTCCCTTAGTTTTGCTTGCTGCTCTGCACGCTGCTTCGATGAGGGGAATGTCTTTGAGATGATTGCGACTAAGGACGACTCCTACGATCTTCTTCTTAGACGATCCAACAGTCCAATCTGCGGGGTCACACGAGTTCTCACAAATCATAACCTTCTCGTTGTACTCTCTGTACACTTCTGCGAGAGCGTGAGTGGCACAAATAATGTAGTCGGCTTCGGTGGCCATCTGCTTATGCGATTCTTGTTGAACGCTCCACGCATCAGCGTTCTCTGCGTGAAACTCCCTAACAGTCGAGATCAAATCGTCTGACACGTAATTATCGTCTACGTCCACGACGCGCTTCTTACCAAGCTCTAAAGCCCTATCCCAGAATGCTTGAGCACCACTATTCGGATACTGGAATACCCACGCATTCGCTTGGTGATCATCCCGATAATCCATACTCGTACGTACAACGCCCCGTACGGCTCTGCTGGGGAGTTCGCAACGCACATAGCCTGTACCATCAAGACTCCACTCGTAGAAGACGCCAGGCACCACTGTGCGCGTCTCGGCGGGCGACAGGTCCCTCCACGATAATCCCATACTCGACGCTTCCCGGAGAGTGCGGCGATGCAACCCGGCTTCGCTCTGACGATACCCGTAACGCGCCATCGGAGCGGGCGACAATCTCACTCCCGCTTGTGCGAGTCGATGCACTAAGTCCCAATCCTCAATAGGAACATCCCGATACCCGCCGATACGCTTAACACACTCCGTCCTTATCAGCATGATGCCAGTAACGTTCTGATCTTGGATGCGTTGTGGACACCACGCCTCCGCAAGCATCCTGAAACGCTTCTCCCCGAACGCGACCATACGCGGATACGCACCATCAAACCCGATAGCAGCCTCCCACAAACGCCAAAGCGTCTTCGAGTCCACAATATCATCAGCACCCATATTGAACACGTACCTTGTTTCAACCATACGAATCGCCTCGTTAAACGCGGTAGCCATCTCATGCTTCCCCGCATTCTTCGCAACAATCACACGAACACCCTTAGGCAAGGATCGGAACGCTTCGCGCAACAAGTCCTCACGCCGACCATCCCACGGAATCACTACCGTCACATGACGACGAACCGCAGCCTCAAACTCGGCTATACGATCCACAACTACGCTGGAATCTCACGCACAAGACTCGCATCCTCAGCAGCCTCCTTGATGAGTTCGGCACGCAACTCTTCGATAGCGACAGTGACGCGCTCGCGAGGAACCGGACTAGCCAACTCGTACGCAAGCACATACTCTAGATCGTAACCACCATCACGAATCATCGAACAAATCACACTCGCCGCAGACCTGCCCTTAGCGCCACGAATATCATCGTACGAAGGCCAAGGCGCTTCAAGCTTACGTCCACTCACAAGAATATAGCGAGTCCCATTCTCCGAATCCTCCATAAGTCGCTTCTCCGCGTACTTACGATCCTCCTCATTCGGAATACTATCCGTATCAAACACGCTGAACGTGAGGCTAGGGTTCCACCCATCATGCGCGACACCATTCACAACACCCGTAGTAGTCAAGGGCGCAGCACCAAACGCGGCAGGCGTACCATCACGATGACTACCCATACCAAGCCACTTCTCAGCAGCAATCATCGCCTCATCCGGGCGTACCATGCCATGCGTAAAATCACACGAAATCGCATTCTGAACAGTCGTGGGAATCATCACGCCACCCGGACCTAGCGCGAGTTGCGTCACGTCTGGACGAGCAACAAAAGTATAATTAGCACTCTTAGAAACAAAACGCATTGTTTTCTCCTGGTCGGGAAGGTGAAAGAACTAGGAGGAGAGCTACGGATTGTAGCCCTCCTCCCCCGAGATTAGTACCCGGTGATACCCGTGATCAGGGCATGATTCTTCTCTTGCCCAATCTCAAGGGTACACTCCGTGAGGTACTCCTGCTTATTCGAGTCTTCGTCGTTAGCCTGACGATGCGGCTTCAACGCTGTGTCTCGTAGGGGACGCATAGTAACGTCATCCATATCGAGCACAACACCAATACCACCGTACTGACCACTAGTAGCCTGGAAGTCGTACCAGTCACGCTTAACTACGATGCTCAACTGGGCACCATCAGCGCTCTGATACTTACTTACAGACACACCGAACGAGTCAACACTCTGCGACGGTAGGGCGAGTTTGCCCAACGGGAAGCTAGAGATAGCCGACAGGACGAGTGGCGAGCAGAACATAACCTTGTTCCTGCTGCCGTACCGGAACGCTTTACGAAGGAATGTTTCCATCACCGTTGAAGTCAATGCTCCAACGCTTGATGTGATGTTACTCGTAACGTACTGGTACACGCCACCCGCGTAACCCACGGGCGTAGCACCCGAAGTCACCAAGTCTCGCACGCCCCAGAAAAGAGTGTTCTCCATCTGACGCTTATGCTCGATCAGCTTCTTCTTCGCTTCGTTAGCGGGTTCGGGTCCACCATACAACTTCGACGCAGTTAGCGTTTCCGTGAAGCCCCACGGATCACGCTGAATCTGCGTGTAATTGTAGTTAGCGACCTTCTTCGTCGTAATGAGTGTTCCGAGAGTTGCGCCCTCGGCGGCAGCATTACCAACCTTGATGAGGTCCACACCGGATGCAGCGGAGGCAGCCGTGACGGCTCCACCACCAATGGCGCGAGTAACATACACAGTGTTAGCCGAAACGGCTGTCACGTAGTTATTCTCACCAGTGGATGCGATGCGTACAACATCATTAACGCGGAAGTACGTGCCAGTTCCCGTCGCTACTGCAATGGCAGTTTCGGCGCTTGTGGCGGACGCGGAGAGCGTAGTGAGTCGTGGGACGAGTTCGTCCGAGAGCCACTCGACTTTCTGCGAGAATGCGGCACGCTTCTTCGTCTTCTGAAGCATCGTAGTTAGCGGTGCCTCGTCCGGTTCGAGTTGTGCGATTGAGGCGGACATGTCAACGACGCGCTGATTCGAGAGAATATCCGCGTCATCCACGAGTCCAGAAATCATGGTAGGCATAATATATAGACCTAACCTTTCTTACTAGGGGGTTTGAGGAGTTTGCGGTTATCCAACGGTCAGTGTTGGGCCAGCGAGTTGTGGAACTATGATCGGAACGTGTTACCCATTTAGGATAGCAGCATTTATCTTAGCATCATAATCGGTTGGTCCCGTATCAGCGACGCCTTGGCGTTGTTGAGTGAACGCTTGATTAGTTGCGGGTTGAGAGGATTGTTCGAGTGGTTCGCGCATACGCACAATGGCGTACAAGGACTTGATGCCTTCTTGTACCTTGTCGGGCGTGTCCATTCCATTCGGGAAGAACGCGAGGTGGAGTTGGTCTACGGGGATGTGATCAATGTAGTCTTGTATCTTCTGCGAATAATCCGCGAGGTCTGGGATCTGTGCTTCCAACGCGGACAAGCTAGACTCGAACATGCTGCTCGTCTGCTGATCACGCAGGGGTGCGATCTGTTCACGCAACTCTGAGATTTGAGTCTCATACTGTTGCGACATAGTAGCTGCTTGTTGCTGCGTGTACCACGTCATTACTTCTGTTGGCTTCCGCTCGAACCAGTGCTCGTACAGACTATTCACCATCTCTGCGGGGACTCGATCCCTATTCGTGATCGCCCACTGAGCGGCAGCGCCCGGATCGTTATCTGCCCATCCGATTAGTTCGGCTTCGTTAGCGGGGTCGCCACCGGAGAAGGGCGCGTTCCACGCGGGACGCTCTGGTTCTTCGTCCTCGGCGGATAGGAGGTCTTCGAGGTCTTTGAGTCGCTGATTATTCTGAGTAAATTGGGACTCTAGATTCCTATACCCTTCTGCAAGGTCGTCTGTTGTCTTGAACTTGCCTAGTAAGAGTTCTACTTCTGGCTGTTCAAGATCATCGACGGGTGCGCCCATGAGGTCTTCGGCGGGTTCCTCTGTGACGGCGGCGAGTGGGGGTGCGCCTCCGTGTAGGATCGCATTCGCAATCGGGTCGTCAATTACTTCTTCTTCGATGGTCGTATCGATACTACTCATTATGATGCTCCTAGTCGGATGGTCGGCTTACTGGGTTTGACCAGCACCGGCCCCTAGTGCCGCAGAAAATCGTTCAGCGAATCCACCCGGAATGGGTAGACCACCAAGCGGAGCCTGTGGCCCTATTGGGGTTGTCGGTACTAGTTGTGACGGATCAGTCCCTCCGACCAAAGGCTGATTCTGCACTTGTGTCGGGTCAAGCGAGTCTTCCAAATAATCTTTCGGGTCCTCGTCAAACGCTTGGATCACGTCTTCCGCGACTCTCCGCATATTAGGCTTGACACCAGATTGAACAAGGAGCATGTAGTTCTGACCAAACCAGTTAGCGAACGCTAGTGCCTCCGCGCGTCGTTCTTGCCGCATCAGCGACTCGTTCGCGTCCTCGACCCGATAATCGTATTGACCCTGAATATCCGTAGGCGTCGCAACCTTCCACTCCGCATCAGTACCACCCTCAATACGAACCGCGACTGGTCCGGGGAGGAGTTGCTGATTGAGTGCGACTTGTTGTTCTCCGGCGCGCCTCATTGCAAACATGATTTGTTGCTTCATCCTAATGATTCGCTTCGCAGCCATATTACTGATGACGCTAATACCAGTCGCCGTAGTCTGATCAATCTGACTCCCCGACGCGCCCGACAAGTAACCAACGGCACCCGTGATGTTCTGAAGATCACCCTTCAAGAGTTCCTCGGCAATCGTGGATGGCTGGAGGATACTAATGTTTGGTGTCCACGGTTGGACTTGATCGGGGCGAGCAAGAATGACGGCTCCAGGGAAGAGGCGTATGTCTTGTTGTTCCATGTTCGGATCAACAAACATAGCTGCGTTCGCCATGAATTTCGTGTTGTCGATGCGTTGGTTGCCGAGTTCCCAGATAGCGACTTGAATGTCACTAATGATCTCTACGAGACTCTTGCCTTTGAACGCGAAGAGCCATGGCATGACGTTCGCGACGACGAATGGGAATTGTCCATGCCAGAATGGTGAAACTACGTCTCTGATAATAGTGGACTGGTTCGC